CTAGCTATCTCCTTCACCATTCCGTCATACTCCGTCTGCTGATACTCTAACTGGTCTTTGAGTGACCTATTAGCCTGTGTTAATCCATAGTTTTCAGTGGTACAAGTAACAATATCGTCGTCCTTGACATACCCGAATAGTGCTAGTAACCCTTCAAACATCAAATCACCGTGTAGTATTGAGTTATCTTGTCGTTCAGAATCATTCCGAGTACATAAGTGTCCGCGGAGTATACATAATCGTCGATAGCTACGCACTTAACTTTCATCGAAGTATTTGGAGTCATCGCACAAGTGTCCTGTTCGTTTATCTCAGTTGAGTCGTCTACGGTTTCTTCCAAATAAACTACACATGGTTGAGACGGGATATTAAACGAAGTCCCTGCCAAATCGAAAGTGATTGAATTTGGAGCGTCTTCATCCGCTCTAATCTTCGCGGTCAAGGTAACTGTATCGGGTTTTGTTTTAGCTCTGGTTTTTATCTCTTCTTCGTTAGCAGTATCTTCAATCCATCGTACTTTGCCGGTTCCTGCGGTAAAATAAAACTTCCCAATATCCCCTTTCTTTATTTTTCCACGATTCTCTTTATTACCTAGATTTGTTTTTAACCAAGGGGAGTCCGAAGTAATATCGTAGATATATTCACCTTTATCACGGTCTAATGGGATTACAAAACCCACCCCTGTAATTTCTTTGCCCTCAATGGTGTACTCTCTTTCAATCAAGGTTACAGTCTTTGCGGTTCGTCTATTGAACATAATGTCCGGAACTATTACATCCGTTCCGGTGATTGATAAATTGTCGCCCGCCGCAATCAATACATCATTTCCGACTCTTTGTCCTCCTTTAATCCCACCATAGTTTGTAATATCAAGACCGTCCTCAATAGTAAATGGACAACTTACATGGAAATTACCATTCGCCCAAATCTGCCCGAACGCATCTATTGAAACCGAGCCGGAACTTCCAGAAGAGATTTGCATTCCGTCGTGAGCTGAATTATGTGAAATACTTATTCCAACCCCGCCGCCGTCATTGTCTCCTGTGAAGCAGGTTAGTCCAGAGGTGTAAGTTGAGGGTAAGTATAATCTTGCTCCCGTGAAAGTATCAATATCGGTGAGGTGACTTATAAGTAGTCCCATTGAACCGCTAGTAACATCAGTGTGTAAACAAACTCCATTATTGGAATCAGATTCCAGCTTAACCATTGGGACAGCATTCGTGGCGTGCGAATTGTAAAGGTGCAACATAGACGCGGCAGTTGATGAAGTCCAATCCATCTCCGCAACAAAGGTCACATCTGGGTCTGCATCATAGACCTCCTGCATATCTTGCTTACCAACGGGGGTCCAACCTCCTAGATATTGATTCAATCCAGTCGTTGTATTGAAATACAAACTCCCCTCAGCTATTTGCAAACTTGTTGGTTCAGATTGACTTGTTAGTTTTATGGGGGCGCCGGTTCCGGAGTTAGTCCCAAATAACATCAAGTGCCCGCTTCTATCTGAATTAGAATTTGATATAGTCGCAATAGGTGCTGCGGTCGTCGATGAACCCGAATCATTCAAGATTAGTGCTTGTATTGTAGCTGGTGCGTAGGCATAAACCTGTCCGGTCCTAATCGAACCGCTGCTGAGCGTGCTTATATTCGCTGCAATCGCATCAAAATCTGTCTGGATGTCATCTGCGTCTGCTGTTGTTCCGTTTGTATAAGTTCCTGCTGTGTATACCATTATTCCACCTCTAAATTGAATTCTAATCCACTAATTACGAATGTGCAAATGTTTTTCTTCTTTGCGTTGAGTAAGTTCTCTAAGGGCGGGCAAGAGAATGTGCCGTCCACGATTGTAGTTTCTTTTTTCTTCCTTGTCTTAATATATTTTACATCAGCTTTCATCTGTGTACACCACCTTGTAATCTATAAGGATTTCCTTTACATCTGTTTTAGTAACCGTATCGAATGTAGCTCTTCCAACCATATCGCCCGCTGCTACATCATTAAACAAGCCCACTTCTTCCAAATCTTCTCCGTTGCCTTCCGTTGAAGCAATCCAAACTTGGAAAGTTGTTTCTTCGTTACCGCTGCTATAATCAGTTATAGCTTTCCTTACTTTTTCATCCACTAGCGTTGTTTCACTAGCGTAGGGTGCGGTATCATCTGCACCCACTGCTCCGTAAGATGGATTGTCCGTGCTATCTCCACTTACTAAATCTTTTATTAGGTTTAAACCTGCATCTACTATCATTTCTGTCACCGGTGTTTTATTAAATTCTCTTCCGTTATCTATAATCACATCTTCTACATAAATCTTTGGGTCCGCTGTCGGCACAAACTCGAACTTGAATATCAATCCGCTCGTGGTTGGTGTCCCTGTAAGTACGGTCATGTGGTTATTCTCAGCTTCGTCCCAAGTAGTTCCGTCGTCATTACTTAAATAAGCTGTTACGCTACCATTAGACGGGTTTCCAATAGTGTACTTTATCTTTGCTCGGTCAATCTTGGTCGCTGTCAATGCTGTTGAAGTCGCCTTCGTCGGCACAAATGATGACCCGCCGAGTATGCTCACTAAGCATCCACCACACATTGTAAACTAAAACTTTCTGAGCAGGTGGAGTTCACCGCATCCTGCCACATCCATAAATCCCATGTTCCCGCTTCCATACTCACATTAACCGTTTGGTAAGCATCGGTTAGATTTACTGAATCTGAATAGTTGTAATAATCGTTTATGTAAAGAAAAACACTACAACTGGTGTTCGCTGCTAGTTTACACATCACTCCTTCCGGGGTTGTAACCGTAACTAGGAGAATCCCATCTGTTGAGTTCTGCCCCTCTGCCTGAGCTTCTGTCCAACTTGTTTCGTAGATGCTCCGGTTGAACTTTAACGAAGTCGCTCCGGTTGCGGGATTTAATCCCACTGTAAAGGATGAGGGTTCTTCCTCAGCACCAAACGAATAAACCGGTTCAGGAATACCGATTGGTCTAACTGCAACCCAATCCCAATAACCATAACCTATGAGATGATAACAAGTGCTTGCTAATTGAAGGTAGTTGGGGTCGTCTATCTCATAAGTCCATGCGCCGCTGTTGACTCTGTATGTAGCGGTTCCACTCCATTCGTAATCTACTAAAGTGGATTTGTTGGAGTGTAGTGTATAAACTGATTGCCTCACCCATTGGTTTACCCACGCAAGGGTGTAGGGTTGGTCGCCGTTGGCATCTCCGTAATCTGCCGTGGGTCCGGAACCAAATGCTAAGTAGTGGTACAATCTACCTTCCGAGTTATTCCCAGCCCAATAATAATAGTTGGTCCACTGCCAGTTTCCCTTGTCAGTGAATCCAGTTACATGACCGGGAGTGGACAAATAGTAATTTGTTTTCTTAGCTAATGTTTCAATCGCGTAATCGGTGGTATTAGGGAATGTGGCAACACTTGTCACTCCTGACCCAGCGAATACACTTGAGGTACAATAAGTTTCCAAATACCCGCCGGTTTCATTAACTAACGCGGTAGGTCTTGTAAAATTAACCCACACGCTAGCATTAAGTTCAGCGTCATCGAAATCATCAAATAATATAAATGTGTTAAACCCATCCGAAGTTGTAGATACCTCTGATGCGTTTCCATAATACATCCAGATAGAAACATTAGTGGTCGTGATTTCATCTAACACTTCTACCCAAACAATCGCATCTGTGCTTGTAGTATTCGTTTCGAACCAGTATTCTAATTCAGTTGTATCATCGTCGTCTATGAATCTTAAATCCTCGAAATTAGCGGACATATTCGCATCGTAAGTTATAGCAAGTTCTATAACATAATTAGTTCCCACCGTTCCCGCACTACGATTGAGAGTTATCTCCTGACGGTAGTCCCAACTATAGTTCCACCACGCCGCTCCACCCGCGTCACTTGAGGGCAAGGGAGTTGGAGTTGGGTCAATAACGGGGTCACCACTAAATCCGAAGAACGCTGCGAGTATCAATAAGATTACCCCTGCTCCTCCTGCGAGGTATTTTTTATGTTGTTCTGTTAATGCCATGTTTATTCCGCCGTTATTTTTCCTGTTCCCGCGTCCCAGTCTGCTGTGGTTTCTCCCGCGTCTTCGTAAGTGCCGTCTAATATTTCTTCGTAAGTATAGCTTCTTGAATCAACTGCATAAGCTGAGTGGTCACTTCCCCACTCTGCAAGTCCCCATTCTGAGTTTGCCGGGGTTGGGTGGTCCCAAATCATTGAGTCGCCGATTGTGCGCGTGTATGTAGTTCGGTAAACTCCTACTCCGAGAGTGTCTTCAACATCTCTAATATACACAGTTAAATCTTCGTCTTCCCTTAATTGTTTTTCAACTTCCCTTATTCTAAGATTAAGGTGTTTATGCCAGTCGTAGAGTTTGTATTCTTCTGTTCCAACATTCAACACCGTATGGAGTCCCATCTTCTTCCCCCATTTTACAGTTAAATCCATCAAAACAAATGTATCATTTATTCCGGGGGTGTCATCTATAACTGTCACTAAGTTGCCCGCTCTCAATGTCGCGTCCACGACTCTTGTTTTTAGTTTACCACTTTCAAATGGTTCGCTGTATCGTGAAAGATAACCTGACGCATATTCCGTAACATCTGCAACCGTCTGCAAACTTCTGTTTACTTCCTTGTATTCAAATATTCCATAAGCTGAAATACTTGCTGCGTTTCTATCAATAACTGTATTCGGAATAGAGTAGTTGTAATAAATCTCAACATTGTCTACGCCGATTCCGGGTACGCTTCCAATAACGAATACTATTTGAGAATTATCCCGGTCAATTGTGTAATCGTATGGGTCTGCACTACCCAAAACCCCCGCAACCTGTTCTACATCGTCTACAAGAACACGAACGCCCCCGGCGGGTCTATAAAGTATTGGGAACTCTAACTCTGCTCCGTCGCCGTCATCCGTTTCGTAGGTTTGGACATTTCGTCTGTCCCCCTCAATCTTAACATAGTTTACCATTCGTTTGCTGTCGAACTTCCACTTGCCAACTTTCTCGCAGTTGCCGCCACTTCCCGTTTCAAATGTGGTTCCGTAAACAGTGTCCCCCCTCGGTTCGAAATAAAAGTCTTTGCCGTCTGCACTCACATACCATTGCCAATCCATGATTGCAGTAAGCTCTTCAATCACTTCGTAAAGGGTTCCGTCTGCTTTGTAACTTGATAGGGTGACACCAGTTGTTTCTTGAATATTTGTTAGAGTGAAATCGGTGTAGTTGTCAATAATCGTGCTGATTATTTGGTCTATCCTCAACTCCCCGTATATTTCGTCTACTCTTTTCCGTGACAGAATCCCTGCTTGACTATCGCAGTTGATTATGAAATTAACTTGTCTGTCGAACTTTGAGATATATCCGGTGAATAAAGTAGTTGCTCCGATTGTTACAACAACGGGTTTACTAACTACTGGCGCTTCAAACTCTCCCAAAGGATAGGACGCAGTAAGCTTCAATTTATCTATTGCACCAATGTCATCACTATACTCGGCAGTAACAATATAGTCGGAAATATTCGTTCCTCCAAGAGTTACTACGGGTAATGCCATTAGTACAAATCACCTTCTGTGAATGATAGTGTGAATGTAAACGAAACGGGATTGACTCTTTTTACAGACCATGAGTTCACCATTCCTAAATAACTTTGTTTTAATGCGGGTACAGTGTCGTATATATCTAATCTAAATTGCCCGTTTGCATAACTTGTATAGTTTATGAACGCATCTTCGAATGCTGTCACTTGCTCTTCAAGTTTGGTAACCGTCATCCCAGTTCCCGTTCCTAGTGCGGTCCCCTCTACAATCAATCCAGTTAAGTTTATTATTCTTTCCCTTCCGCCGTAATCCATCAAGAAGGTCGCATCTGAACTCATAGTTGCCAACGGCATTGAATCTGGCGATGAACGAATCTCCACATTTGTATCTTCGATGTGCCATCCAAGCACCACTAAACTATTTACCGTGTCCACGAGTCTTACATTACTTGCCATTAGAATCCTCTCTTCATTACTCCGCTTAATTGAGTTTCCATTTCGTCAGCTAAATCCGCTGCGAGTTGTTTCACATCGTAGGCACTATTTATTGAAGCATCTACATTAATGTTAATTGTATTCCCACCCGATTGAGCGTTCCCGCCACCTGATTGAGTAATATATTCTCCTGCGTGGACAGTCGCCAATCCAGTTCTTGCGACATAACCGCCCGATTGATAACTATTACCATTATCTCCGCCAGTTATGAAATCCCATATAGATTTTAAAGTTGGAGCTACAAAATCCCAAATAGGTTTTAAAGTTGGAGCTACAAAATCCCAAAGGGGTTTGTACATCGCCGAAACGAATGTCCACAATGATTCCAATGTCGGAGAAACAAAGTCCCATATCTTCTGATAGACCGGAGAAACATAATCCCAAATCTGTTTGAATATAGGGGAAACATAATCCCAAATAGCTGCATATATTGGTGAAACGAAATCCCAGATTGCCTTTCCGGTATCGAACACGAAATCCCAGATTGCCATTTGGGTTCCTGAAACGAAATCCCATATTGCCATTACCGTATCAGAAACAAATTCCCAAATCGCTTTCTGAATGTTCACCACGAAATCCCAGATTGCTTTTGTAGTATCGGAAACAAAGTCCCAGATTGACATAGTTGTATCTGTGATAAATTCCCAAATTGATTTAAACGGGTTCACCATGAAGTCCCAGATACTCTTAATCGCACCGCCTATCAATCCGCTACCCTCTCCACCTTCACCGGATAACCACTCCCCTAATCCTTTCATCATGTCTGCGCCCATTGCCACCATTCCGGCGCCAGCAGCACCCATGTTTAATTCCGCTGCGGTTATCTGCCCAGACTCAACTTTCGATTTGTTTTCCTTCATAAAGTCTGAATAAGCTGCCATGAACGGAACCATGAGGCGCATCACTATTCTGACAAACGGCATCATTAACAATATGAGTGGTTTAAGCAACATCATTAAAACAAGGTCTATGGGTTTTAGAATCAATCCGGCGACCTTCAATACATTTCCGAGCATTTTCAAAGCTCCACCGAAACCTTCCGCTATAACGGTCGCTATAACTGCGAGTTTTGCTATTGACCCAAGTGCCTTACCTAACCCACCTAGTCCGCCTGTACCTCCTTTCGCTTCCGATTTCCCTTTTCCACCCGAAACGCCCCCGCCTGCTCCGGTTGCATTGATAGTTCTACCCATCGCGTTTTCCAGTCTCTTCAACTGAGCTTCGTTAAAACTTATCACTGCATTCATTGGCATTTTAATCACCTACTCTCTAATTGTTTCTTCTCATTTATTGCGGCAGTAATCGCAGAAAATATATCTATTGTCTTCTGTGATTGCTCCAACAAACACCCCGTATCAGGTAAACACCCAAAGTCTTTGCATAAGGTGTACAAATTTAACCAATATGCTACTTCTGGATTATTTGTTGGCACTTCGTGGATTACTACCCTTCTAACTTTTTTGTTATTTCCTCCGATGTATTGAGTTCCCTTATTGCTTCTTGAAGTTTGTCGAAATCGTCACCACTTATTTGTTCTATTAATTTCTCGTAAGTGGTTGCTCCAAGAGGGTATGCCTTGATTGAAAGTTTAATTTCTAAATCTTCAACATCTATTAGATTTTCAGCACTCATAGTGACTACATTTCCAGTGCTATCAACAGTCGCTCCTTTGACCGCTGCTTTCTTTATTTGCTGTTTTGCCATCCCGCTCCTTTCGGTAATAACGACAATCTTTTCCTCGTGTCCTATTGTTACGGTTACTTCCTTAGTTTCCATTTGTATCACTCCATGTGAATATGAAGGGGGGTCGCCCCCCCTGTCGAACTTATGCGAAGGCGTATGTGTCTGCTGCTACAATGTCGTTGGAATACACTTCTGCTGTTTCAGCTATGAAGCTGAATGTTTGGGTTAGCTCCGCTTCTTTTGGTAGCGTGTGGTTTGCTGTATTGAATTTACACTTCAAGAGTTTAAACGAAACTCCTCTGTACGCGACCGATTCAGAAGCAACTACTTCATTGGCAAAGGTCAAAAGAATATCGAACTCCGTCACATTTCCTGTTGCGAGTGGCGCTGTTGCCGCTCCAACCGAGGACAAGAATTTCATATATTCAGTGTAGTTCTCAAAGTTCATCGTTACATTTCCTGCGATTCCTTGCTTAGTACATAACAAATCTTTGAGTAATCTACTGTCTGCCCCATAAACGGTTTTTAGTTCGTTGGTTACTGTCCAATCGAACGCAGTCACTTTACCTTTCATGTCGTCGGTTCCGGTTGTCATGACTGTTCCCTTGCTGTGCATCATCCAAGGGTCTTCTAGTAATTCGGTTACACTCTGTGCTGCGGTTACCGAAGTGTCGGTTTTCTGCCCGGTAAATGATACCGTGCTGATTATTGGACTCTCCATGTCGCCTTTGAAGTTTTGACTTGATACTTTACACCCAAGAACCTCAATAACCTTGTCTGGAGTTCCGTCCTCACTTCCACATTGTAGAGTAAACGACGGGAATCTTGCCGTGTCAGAACTCTTCGTGTAATGTTTGAACACTCCCGCGAATGGAGTCGCTGCTACCGGACTTGATGCGTCATACATTCCTAGACTGAAAACCGCAAAGTTTGCGTCCTGTACGAAATAGTCAAAGCTACCTGTAACTCCATACTTTCCGGAGTTGATTGCCTGCGTTGTTCTATGTCCTGTTCCACCAACTTCTACTAGGTTGTTGGTTTCGTCTATTTTTATTGCTCCTTGAATAAGACCAACGGTGTCCCAAGTCACCGACTTAGTTCCGTATGTGGCAGTAAGTTCTGCTCCTGCCAATATCCTATTCTGAACACCACTATATACTGCCATTATTTATCACCAGTTTTTTTCTTTTTCTTTGGGAGGAATGCTTCCACATCCTCGGTTTCAAAGTCCTTGCTCTTTAAAGCAAGTCTTTCCTGTTCTCCGCCAAAGGAATAAAATTCGTCGGGAACTACATGAGTTCCGTAAAAAACTCCCTCGCGATTTCCTATATATTTGAATTTCATGTTTAAAACCTCTGTGCGAATTTAAATGAATATGAGTCAGCTATCCCTATGGTCTTGTCCTCTTTGTCGTATGGGAACCATGCGTCTGAGTCAAGATTGCAGTTGTTCAACTGATATAATTCCCCTAGACCTGCGTTCTGGAGCTGTGTGTAAATCTGACCTGACAGATAACTAGCAAGCTGTGCACCTGAATATGCTTCCCCGCCGATAGTATACTTCTTTCCGCGTCTACAATGAATCCCAACCTGATAAACCGGTCTATACCATCGTCCCGGGTTTCCTGCCGCTAAACTATTTGACGAGGAAGTTATCTTCTTCAAACTTATTATTGGCATAGTAGCGTCTACTTCAGGAAGGAAAGGTAACACCCATGAACTCCCGTATCCGTATGTGATGCTTACATTGTTTGTTCCTGATTCGGGTGCGGTTCTGAATGTAACGGTTGGAACTGTTCCTGAATCTTTTAAGTCTATTGTGAAGTGTTCCATGTAGTTCTTAGCTACTGCGGTTATTGTAACAGCTCCGATATACTTTGCTGCTGCGTGTGCTAGTGTGAAGGTTACTTGTGCTCCTGTTCCGTTGAATGTTTCTGTTGCTTCACTCCCCCTTGACCCCGGGTCTGTGAGCTTCCAGCGTAGATAATTAAGGATTAACCTCTCGTAATCTAGTGTATCTAATGCTACCATCAGAGTTCACCCCGCTCGAGCTTCGCTAATGATTGGTAAATGGATGGTCTGAAGAATGGAATAGTAGCCTCTGGATTCATTGGGGGTTTCTCCTTTGCTGTCCACTCACTCACTGGCTTTTCTACGGTGCCCATCATGTATTCTACATCTGCTGCGTAGTCTACCCCTACAATAACTTCCACAGTTCCCTCGTCTATCTTTACCTCTAGGCTATCCTGCATTCGACTTGTATCAACTGGGCATCTACGGATGGCTTCGTTCTTTATCGCATAGCCTAACTTAATCGCAAGCTGCATAAGCTCCTTGTTATTTGAACTAGGCACTTGGCACCTCCTGCTTTGCGAATACTGTTATCTTAGCGATTGCGCCTTCGTAGTCTGTATCGACAACTTGAATTACAATCCAATCCTTGCTGTCATAGGTCAGCCTGTCTCGTTCTTTTACAGTAGTGGTAGATGGAAAATGAACTTTGATAAACTCCCCCGTGACACGCCCGAACTCTTTTAGGACTGCCTCGTTAGTTAGTCGTGAAACTAGAGCTGTAACACTTGTTCCCGCAGAATAACCAGATGATACTCCTCCGTATCCGTCTGCGGTCTCCGTGACCGTCTTCACAAGCACTGTGGTGCTTCCTCCGATACTTGCTATATCTGCTGCGACATCTTCCGCAAATGTCATATAATCCCTCCTTGGAATTAAGCTGCTGCTGGTTTTTGTCTCATACTTCTGAGGAGAATATCGTATTCTTTCCTCAGTTGAACTGCTGTCTCGCGCCACTGCGTGTAAGGTTCACCCTTCTGAACTTGCATTCCTTCAGATGAATAACCTACAATGTCAGTGTAGCTTTCTCCAACGATTCTTGCTACCATCATTAATGCGGTAACTACATTTGTAAATCTAACTACAAGTTGTGGAACTTGCATCTTGACCACATAGGATGCGGTTGCGTGTGCTCTCCTAAATGGTGGGGTTACTGTGAATGTTTGGTTGGTTATATCCGTTACTTGAACTATCTCTTCGTTCCCGTCTGTGTAGAATACCTTTATGTAATCCAATGCTGTGAACCCCGTTTCCGAGACTACATCGAAGGTTGTTGCGTCTGCTACTATAGCACCATCGCAAGTGTCTTCAACGGACGACTCTTCCATGTCCGCGTATCGGTATTCGATTATGTTATCTTGCGGGTCTGTGTTTTCCCAATAAGACTCTTCTGAATTAGTTGTAAGGAATAGCCTACCTGTGGTGTAAACTTTTGCGTAAGCTGGACTAACTGAAGTCCCGTCTATGCTAATGCTGTTTATGTGAACCACTGGATACTTCCTTAGAATAAGCCATCGTGAGTTAAGGGTGTAGCCATCAATAGCTTCGATTACACGCTTAGGCTCGTAGGTTGTGTTCATGATTCTATCAACCTCTGCCTCTGCGTCCGCCATCAGTAAGGTTACATCAGCATCGCTAATAGTAGCTGAAGCTATCCCGATAGCTGTTCTCACAGCAGAAATTGAGGTATAACTCAAAGTAATCCCTCCATGCGGTTATTGTAATACCCTGTCCAATCCTCTCTGCCAAAATTTGTTTGGGTGTGGCAGCTATCACATAGTGAAATAAGATTTTCTGGTTTGTTGTTTTGTTTATTGTAATCAATATGGTGAACACTTAATTTTCTTTTTAGTTCGCTCTGATGTCTAAAACATTCTTGGCATCGGTAACTATCTCGTTGTCTAACTTTCCTTTTTAAAGCATCGTTAAATTCAACACCATAAGGTTCAAAGGACTTTCCACCATGCCAATTATAATGTTCCCCCCCACCTAAGTAACCATGTTTACCCTTGTTCCATGCTTTTCTTCCCTTACATGAGTCACTATCTTTTTTTCTTATTTCTACAGCTCTCTCTTTTCCGTATATTTCATTACAAGTTTTTCCCTTTCTTGGTGATGGTTTGATGCGGTCATCTGTTTCTTTTGTTAAGTCTTTATTCCACGGAATGTGACATTTTGAGAGACCTATTTGTTTATCTGTTTCTTTCAGTCCATTTGAGATTGCGATTTTATGTTCTTCAGAAAGAATTTTACCCTTAGTGCTTTGGCTAAGCCTTTGCTTGGATTCTTCCCTCATCGGGATTCCTTTATTCCAAGCAATTTGGCTACCCGTTTTCCCTTTATTCCAAGGCTTGTGTCCTTTCTGAAAAACTATTTAATCACCTTATGGCGTTGTTCTATGAACTGCGTATGCTTGGAAATACTTTCCGTCACCGTATACTTTCACATCAGCCGTGTCTATTAGAGTTGTGTTTACCAATGTTTCCAAATAGGTTTCGAGTAAATCAAGAGCTGCTTCCAATGAAGTTGTTACTGCGCTTTCATATACCGTTGCTACAAAGCCTACCATTTAAAATCACTTCTTTCTCCGTATGTATTTCTTCTTCTTGGGTTTCTCTTCGACAACCTTAGTTTCAACAATGACATCAGGTTTCACCTTGACCTCGACCGCCTTAATTTCAGGTTTGTTTCTGATTGTTTTCTTAGCTATCTTTCCTTCTGAATCTTTGATTATTTCAAATGCCATTTATTTCACCTTAAATATTAAAATGATGGGGTTTCCCCCATCAGGGTTATAGACTTATGTTCTGAAAACATATCCTGTGTCGTCTTCGGTGTCAGTTTCGCCGTAGTTGCCTGCCATGAATACCGTTACCGGAACTTTGTTATCTCCTGCTGCTCCGAATGTTTGTATTCCTGCCCCCTGTGAAGGGAAACCAAATGTGTTATTAGTCAGACTTCCTACGCAACCTGTCAAAGACAATGCTATGTCAAGTGTTCCTGCTGCTGGGGCACAAGGGAAAACATTGTTGTTAATGCTTACTCCATTCATGCCTGAACCACCAGAAAGTAACAAGTTACAATCCACTGATGCAGCGGGTCCACTGAAAGTGTTGTTCTCAATTAGAACATCCTGTGGAACTGTGCTTGATGTTCCCATCAAAATCACATCTCCTGCACACTTGTAGAATCTGTTTCCAATTATGCGACACTGCCATGCGTTACCTGTTGAACTCCACATGATTGCTCCACCTGTTGCTGCGTCTACTGGGTCTGAACCTACGCAGTTCTTCAAGTGGCACGCTTCAATGGTTGTTCCGAATGCGGACTTCGTTGAGTAGTCGTCATCAAGTAGTATTCCACCACCTGTTGAGCTTGCTCCATCGAAACCCATGTTTGCAATGTAACATCCGGGCGCGCGAATTGTCAAGAGCGCAGTTGAACCACTACCTTTCTTAATTTGTGGTAGTCCACCTTGCGTTCTTCCAGTTCCTACACCAATTAATGATAATCCTTTATGTGTGAAAGGAATTATCACGGTTTCAGCGTAACTTGCGGGGTCGCCTGTCGCGTCAGTGATTGCCTTCGTTTTCACAAAGACTGTTCCACCTGCTCCAGCTTTAGTAACACCATCTTGAATAGTCAGAACTGCTTTGTCCCAAGACAATCCAAGATTTGTGTCGTTGCCAGCGTCACCATCAACATAGATACAAGTTCCTTCACTTAGAGAACCGTTAAGTCCCTGAGCGCAGGTAAATGTTTTAGTTGCGGTTACTGGTGCGTCTATCTGTTTGTGAACTCTGTCAAATACTCCTACCATTTTCCATCACCTCACAAAGTCACCAATGCCATTCCTGTTATGACATTGTCGTTATTGGTGAAGGTTATATCTCCACCGGCGGTATATGCTGTAACTGCCTCGGTCGCGAGGGTAGCTACATCACAAGCATAGCAAAACTCAACTGATGTGTAACCAGAGAAATCTGCCAATGCGCTTCCGTCGAGCGTCACAGTAAAGTAAACCATAGATTTACCACACTGTGGCACGACTTTTGTTACTGTTATACTTGCTCCTGTCATGTTCCATCACCTCATAATGTTACCAAAGCAATACCATTAACCACATTCAACGCGTTGGTGAAACGAATATCTCCACCGGCGGTATACGCAGTTACTGCTTCCGTTGATAAATCATCAACATCACAAGCATAGCAGAAATGAACTGCCGTGTAACCTGCGAAACTCGCGTCTGCTGTTCCGTCCAGTGTCACAGAAAAGTATATCAACGACATACCCATCTGTGGACTGATTTCTGTTACTGTTATTGCTGCTCCTGTCATTTCACTCAGCTCCTAAGCTGAAATCTCGTTAATCTGTGAACAGAACGCTGGGTTCTTGATTAACAGAGCCTCGTAAATCTTCAGCATGAATTTCGTGCTGTCGTTAGTCTTCGCGAGGTCTTCGTAAGTCATATCCTGTAGAACACGCATCTCAACAGTGCTCATATCTAGGAAGTAAATTGCTTTGCTTCCAGAAGCATTGCTTAGGTTCATGCTCGGGATTACCGGAACTGCGCCTACCATAGTTTCGAGAGTCAAGTGAGAACTGACACCGAAAGGTAGAACGGAAGTCATGTCTGCTGGGCGGTAGTTGTAAGTGTCAATCATGATTTTACGCAAGTCTGCCATAACATCAGATGATGCTACTGCTAGGTTAGGTCGTCCACCATCGTCGAATGCGTATCGCATTGCGAGTTCAAGGTCATCGTAAGTAATAGCTGCTGTGTCCTTGTCTACAGTGTTTGTTGCTCCCATGAGCTTCATTCTACCCGAGAACTCAGTTGCCGTGGTAGCTGCGTCACCATTAACGATGAGTGCTTCTTCTTTTTCACGGAGTGAGCGGGCTTTCATAACTACTTCAAGCTGCTTTGCGTTTGGTGCGGAGCTTGGAGAGAAAGAAGTGCCTGCGAGTCCTGAGCCTGATGCTTGGAATCCTTCTAGGATGTAGCTAGGATAAGCT